TACATATACCATCCTTCAGCCATTTGATTTCCAATAATTACCCTTCTTTCAGAGCCAGAATCATAAATCTGATAGGCTACCTGAATGGCCTTGGTGGTTTCCTGTGGATTTCGAGAGTACACACCCAAGATTTCGTCCGCTTCATTGGCGGGGTTGAAGTACGCTACATTATTGACATCAAAAGATGTCGTAAAAGGGGACAAGCGACAAATATCTGCCCATTGATTAGATTCCCAAGCCTCACGCAGACGGGCAGAGCCAAAATCACGAAACTGAGCAAATGTCTCAGAGGTGATGTTATGTCTGTCGTTTCCAGAGTACTGGAGAGCGTCAAATAGGACTTTGGAGAAATCTATGGTTCTCATTTGGTTAGATAGCCGTCACCTGTAAAAAGAGCACCATTAACAACAGTTCTCTTTGCATAGTTTCTTATGGCTGTTTCGGGGTTGTCTCGGAGGAATTCATCAAGAAACTGATTGTCCTCCCAGCACTCATAGCCAAGGCGTTGACCCCAATAGTGCCACGCCTCAACAGGAATTCTCGCCTTTAGGCGACCCACGCCGTCAATGTTGTGTGCTTCATTGGCGTGGTTAAAAACGGCAGACTGCTTTGCAGTCGCTTGAGCCTTTACTTCTGACATTCGCCAGCCGTGAAGGAGTTCCCTCTCCACCCTATTTCTAAGGTGGGAGGGAATTACTTCAGTCAGACTTTGGATAATGTCTGACACTAGCGGTTAGGCTGTGAAGTCAAACACACCGAAGGAGAGCGGGTTGTAGACGCAGAGTCCAGCAACCGCTTCAATCATTCGGGCTTCGCCACCACCATTGTTTGTCAGGGCAGTAACGCCAGCGACATTGCCGCCGTAACGAACTTCCACTTGGTCAAACGGGATGATGTAACCAGTAAAGGTCGAGCCAACGCCAGCGGTAGCATTGAGATAATGCGACGGGTGGAGTCTCAACTTACCGAAATCGCCCTCGAAGACATCAACCGAAGAGATGTAGGACGAAGAATCCGACTCACGATTGAGGGTGCGGATGGCGGTCATCGGGGCTGTGCCTGTGCCTTGGGCTGTGGTGAAGACGAGGTTTGTGAACGCTCTCTTGAGGGCTGTGCCGACAAGAGCGTCATAATCCTTGTATTGACCAGTCTGGGAGTAGATGCCTGTGAGGACATTCTGGACAACCGACTCAGTAAGGGCGGCTGTACCGACTGTGGAGCGATTAGCGGCAGGGGTCTGGAAGTTGCCGTGAATCGGGAGGGTGGCATCCTGAGAGGCGTTCGGGGTAGACCAAGCACCTGTGTTGAAGTTGACTGTGCCAGTACCAGCGGCTTGGAGCCACTTGTGCAGACCACGGGTCAGATAGGGGGTAGAGCCACCAGCATCAGCCTGAGCACCATTGTTGGAGCAAAGGGTGACTTCCATATCACGCTTGAGGGCTTGGATGCCCTTGGCGACATTGTTAGCGAGTTCGTCACGGACACCAGCGACTGTGCTGATATCTTGTGTCAGCGGGGACACACGGACGGCTCTGCGGAAGATTTGGATGTAGTTGCTGAGTTCAGCACGATATTGCTTTTGAGCGTCAGCATCCTTGACATAGTTGTCATAGGTCGTGACATCTGTGCCGTCAACTGTGCCTGTCATCTTCGGCAGAGGAAGGCTGTCAGCCTGCCATCTGAAAAGAGTATTGCCAGGTTTGCTTCCCTTCTTCGCCATAGATGTGAAGGGAGTATCCTTCGCATCGACGAGAGCGATGAGGTCAGCGAGTTCTTCTCTCTTACCAGACGAGAAGGAGGGTTCTGTGAGATTAGCCATATTATTATATAGTTTTAGGGTTTAGGGGGGGGAGTGATTACAGGAATCGGTTAGCGATTATAGACGAAAGGTCGTCACGGCTTCCAGAGGACATAAAACGCTTCTTGGCAATCTGCGAGTTCGCCTCTTGTTGAGGCATACGAGCAGGAGTTGCTGAAGTTCTAGGTTGATTAGGTGCTCGCTGATTAATGACCTTGCCGTTCTTTTGAGAGGATTCTCTCGCCTTAACGCCACGGATGTAATCACCAAGTACCATCTTATAGTCAGGGAAACGCTGGATTTCTGGGAAGTGTTTGAGGAACGATTCCGCAATTTGTCTTTCGGACGAACTTCTGTCTTTCCACCAAGGATATTCCTTAGCGGCGACTTGTTCAATCTGATTGTAGTTCTGAAGATATTGTGCTCTGGCAGGAAGATGCTCTTCAAGAGCGTCCATTGCCTTAACCTTAATCTTGCGAACTTCTTCTGCGGTGTATTCCACCTCTTCGCCATCAGGCTTTCTGACTACTGCACCATCAGGATTCATTTCGCACCAGCGTCTTATCTGCTTGGCTTGTTCAGCCTCACGGGTGACTTCTTCCATAGTTGAGAGATTGGCATAAGGGTCTTTTTTGGTCGGAACCTGTGCTGGCTTGGTAGCCTCTTGCGACAGTCGTTCAACCTCTCCCCTAAGTCTTTCTACTTCAGCCTCGGCCTCTCTGCGTTTAGCGGAGAGTTTGTCGATGCGTTTCTTGACTCCTTTAGGCAACCCCCGTTCAGATTCTTCTTCAGGCGACTTGGTTTCTTCGGTTTCCTCGGTGTCGTCTGAGTCTGTCTGTTCGGGTTGTCTTTCTGTATACTGTGAATGAACTTCACTATCTTCAGAAGTCGCTTGAACTTCTGCTTCGGAATTTTCGGAATCCGAAGTGTCCTCTCTTTCCTCACCGCCTAGGAATGTCTTGCTAACAAGGTCAGCAAGTTTGTTTTGGTCGAAGGGTGCGGATTTTCCTTCGTTTGTCGTGGGGTTATTTGATTCCGTCCCAAGGTCGGATTGATTATCTGTATTCATTAGAGAAAGGTCTAAAGTCCTATATTACTATAAGCAGGGTTTTGTGTTATTAGTCCCAGAACTAATTAATGTTTTGGCGTGTTTGCTTTAATAAGCAAGTGCCTAATTAAAGTTGTACCAATTTCTTACGAAACATCCGTTTCGGCGGGTCTACCTTGGTCTGCCAGAATTGAGGTTCTGGTGTTCACAAGGATTTCCTTAAAAGCCATAAGAGCATCAGCCCTGCCAGCATACCAAGCCCTGTCTTCGCCTTTGTTTTCCTTAGAAACAGCATTAGCGATTTCAGCGTCAACAGATGCGTCTAAAAGGATATGTACAGCCTTCCAAGTGTCGTTTCCAGCCTCAAAAGAGAAGCCTTTGATGATTTCAGAGGGTAGCATTATTGTTGTTCGGCTTGAGCGTCTTCGGCTTGCTTAATTTGACCCTGCATCTGGTCGCCAGCCTGTTGAGCCATAGGGGTAACGCCAGTTCTGCCAATTTGCTTATTTTGCTGTTGGCTGACAGACATCTGAAGGTTCTTTACATAGTTTTCCATCAAGGCTCTAAAGTGCTGGTCGCCCTGCATAGATTGTTGAGCCTTGGGGTTCTTTCCAATGATATCCTGAAGATACTGGAGTTTTGTCGGGGCGGCAGGGTCGTTTTCGACATAGTTAGCCTCGTTGCCAAGCATCATCAGGCCAATATCAGATTGAATCTCCTTATAGAGCATCTGAGAGGCAGAAGCGGTCTGTAGGATAAGGTCTTTAGCCTTATCAGGGTCAATGGCCTCAATAGCCGCTCTGACGAGTTTGTTCTTGTCAATAACACCGCCGCTATCGAGCGGAACGACGAACTGCATCACGGCCTTAAGTTTTTCCATCACAAAGTCTGTGTCAAGTTCCCTTACATCATACTTGACTTGGAAATCGTACTGATTGGAAACGCCAGCAATATTTTGAGGCATAGGGCTATTGGTGATTTGCTCAATCTCCGCAGGGTCAAGATATTGAAGCATCATACTGAATGCCATATTGTACACCTTGCCCCAGACATCCAGCCAGCCGTTTACGATGTACTGCTGTGTGGTCTGAGTTTTAGCAGGAATGATATTCGGATGATACATACCGAAGTAGTGAGCGTGGTTCATCTCAACCCTGTCAATCAGCGTAAAAGCAGTATTCGTTTCGCCAGTAGGCGTAGGCATAAATTTGTAGTCGTCGGGCGATGTGACAGGCAGATGAATTCCTGGAGCAACCTTGTTCATTCCGCCCAATCTTTTCTTAACCAAGATTGGAGGTAGCGTGGTGAATGCTGTGCGGTCACGAATTGAATCGTGTTGTGCTTTAATTTCTTCTTGGTCTGTGATGGAGATTTCAGGAATACCACGGGACTCTTGAATCGGCCTTCTGATGCGTTCTCTGCGATAGACAACGAAAGGATACTCGTTGTGGGCGTAACCAAGCATTTCGTGGCTGGCGTAGTTTTCGCTACCAGCAACAGGAGAAAAGATTGTGCAGTACACGGACTGAACATTGTTCTCGTCAAGCAACTTGGAGTAGGCGTAGATAATCTCGATGAGGTGATTGTTGCGATTGACCTGATAGTTGATGAGAGCCGCCGCAGGAAGGACATTAGGGTCGTTGTAGGCGGAACTCGTACCAGCAGTCCTAACGGCCTCTTCGACAAAGGATTCGCTCCAGCCTTCCTTCTCAGCCATAGAGCGGAGTTCCATTTCTGTCATAAAGACACGACGGAAGATTACACGGGCGTTCTGAATGTCGATAGTCTCAGGCGGGAAAGAAATCTCATCATAAGGTTTTAACGCTGAAATCACAGGAAGGTTCTTAGACACATACCTTTGAGGAATGTCAGCCTTGCCAGTTTCACGAAGAGACTTGACCGCTTTTTTGACATCTCTGGGCTTAACATCAGCAAGGAAACTCTGGATAAGGCTGACGGCGTAGTCTTCCTGAAGCGGGTCAAGGATGGCTGGGATTAGGTCTTTAAGGACAGTTGTCGGGTTGGTCTGCATCGCCTTTTGAGCGGCGGCATCAAGTTCTTCCAGCCTGATGACCTGACTGCGAAGTGCCTCTTCTTGTAGCCAAGTGACCTGAAGGGCAGACCAGCCGTACTGCATCGTGTATTGAGCAAGCAGTTCTGCTTCGTTGCGAATCTCAGTACGCATCTTAGCCTGAGTGAACCAGTCCATCAGGATGGTAGCAGAGCCAGCAAAATCATAGTCATTGAATTCCGTTCCCTTGACCTTGACCTTACAGCGGTCAAAAGTCGTCATCAGCATCGCAACTGTGTCGTTGATGGTTCTGTCAACCAGTCTGCAACGCACATCCGAAGCACCTTCAAACGGAAACGCTCCATCGCCATTAGGACGGCTTTCGCTGTGCTTCTTTCCGTCGTCAGTCTGTCCAGCCCAGCGAGCAAGACGGATATCATCGTTCTGGATGATGTTAGCGGTGTTTCCGCCGTTTTGGGTAGAACGCTGGTACTCCTGATAAAGATAAGGAATGTCAGGCTTGATGGTAGCGTAGACCAACTTGTCCTCGTTGATGTTATATTTGTTCATAAATTAGTTTAATTATGTCGTCTCTTAAATATCTTTTGTGACCACCTTTTGTGGTGATAAATTTGACCTTATTCTGCTTTATTAGCAGTTCAAGTTTTCTTCTGGTAAGCCTAGTCATAAGCATAGCCTTCTGACGGCTCAAAAAGGATGGGAAGAACAATTCCATTAGTAACTTCCTCCACCCCAACTTTTCATTGCCGAATTGCCTTGATATTGCAAGTCCATCACCAAAAGGTATCGAAGACAGTCGATAGGGTCTTTCGTCGCTCCCTTTTCTCCGTCCGTACCAGTCCATTCCTTGATGCAGTAGATGAGATTTTGGCATTTTTCGCTAATGTATAGTTTAGGCTTGTTAGTTTCGCTTAGGTCTTTCGACATATCGTAAGCAAAGCCATCGTTTATCATTGCAATGCCTTGGTCAATTCTAATGCCAGCAGATGGCAAGAAGTGCATAGGAATTTCACCATTGTCAAGCATTTCTATAAG